CATAACATCCGCTACTGTACTGAAACAACAGAGGACGCCGGGTAACAGCGTAGGCGACGAGATCAAACTCGTTTCTTCTAATTCTGGTATCGGAGCCACGGGTCTCGTTTCCAAAGTTGCTCAAGACATAACAGGACGGATCGAGTTTTCTTTAGAGGACTCTGGATGGGGACTCATACACGGAGAATGGTGGAACCCCCTCTCTCCTAACTTGGATCCAACAAATCAAAATTATACGGGACTCCGATATTCTGTTTCTAGTCCGGAATTAGCACCGCCCGGATTTCTCAATAACGATATTCTTATTAGTGATCAAGTTGTTGTGTTAGAGCAATCCGAAGACGTAACTGTTAAAACTTACGACACTCTGAGTTCGACAAACGCTAAGATAGAACCGATCGATGCTAACAACATACCTTTGACTGCGCCTGCTCTGAGTTTTAATGTTGGGGACGTGAACAAAACAGCTTCGGATCAAATTAACATTCCTGGTCACGGACTATCTACGGGTGTTCCTATCAGATATCAGTTGGGATCCAACGTAACATCTATCCCAGATCTGACTGAGTCTGAGCTATACTATTTAATTAAAGTAAATAACGAAGAAATTAAATTAGCAGATTCGTTAGCAAACGCCGAGGCTGGGACAGCGATCTCTTTATCCAATGGTGGTCAGCTAGTTTCATACTCAAGCACCGCTTCGGTGATCAGTGCTGACGGAGATGTAGAGTCTGGTGCTCAAATAGAATACACAACAGCGACTTCTCATGGATTTTCTGTAGGGGATTTTGTAACAGTCACGGGCGCATCAAATCCAAGCTTCAATGTTAATAGTCTAGAAATATTATCTGTAACATCGACAACGTTTAATGTTGGTGATGCGACAACAGGAACGCTGATTATCCAGAATGGCCTAGCCCAAGTTGGTGTTACGACACCCTCTTTGCTACAGTGTGTCATAGCTTACTATCCTGATGTCTCGGCGGCCGCCGTTGCTATTACAGATATAGAAGGATATCCTACTGATAGCCCGTTCATAAACACCGAAAACGGTGACTTCTACACGCAAGCTAAAGTTATCACAGGAGTAGATCACGGATTACAAGTAAACGATATTGTAAACATTGCATCTGTTGTCCCCAACGGGTTCAATGTAGCAAATGCGATTGTTACTAACGTATTGTCTACAACTGCTTTTACGTATGATGTAACCTTTCTTGCTACAACAACGTATCTTCAATCAGGAACAGTGTCCAAGGTAGATTCCTTTCTAACAGAAATCTCAGGTTCCGGAACAATCCTAGGCAAAGAAGGTCAGATCGTATACTTCCAAACGGATCAAGATTTTCCAGAATTACCCGACAACGGAAAAGTCAAGATAGACTTTGTTGACGTAGCAAAGAATCCTGTGAACAATGTGACAACGCCTGATATCACAGTTACTCGTATATCACCTAAGAACAGTTCAGCGCATTTCGATATTTCCGTTACTAATGAAGAGACAGTTACTTTAGTTACGGATATCATTGATGACGTGATCGACACCCCTTTGGTCTATTCCGTAACAGGTACAGATTTTACTTTCAGCGACGGACTCGGCGGAAACGGAAACAAGATACAAACGAGCAGCACCGACCTCAGTCAGTTTGTATCCGGAACTGAAATAACGATTAGCGGAACCGACAACAACAATGGCGACTACACTATCCAAACAGGATTTCTTCCAAATGAGCTTACGATAACAGGAACGTTTACTTATGAAACCGTTGGCGATACCGTTGTTATCGAAAGTAAAGAGGGCGCAGTTGATTACGGATTCTCAGGCACCGGCGCAGAGAACTACAACACAACACTAGCAGATGCTTTTGAAATTGTTGATCTCACTGTTGGGCGAGTCTCCGAAATTTTCGTTAGAAGCAATGGATTCGATTATCAGAGTAATGCATTGGGTGTCATTCGTCAAAACGAATTATTTAATTTCGGCAAGCGAGATCTTATTATCGAGTTTACTCGTGTTAACTTTAGTCTTAATGTAGGGGATCAGATTACTCAGGAAAGGACTATCGAGAATCTACGCTACGATCCAACAGATCCCGCTACAGGTGATCCAACAATTTTGTACACTGTTAAAGCTGAGTATTTAAAAAGAAATGAAAATAGTTTTTACTTTCGACAAACAAGCTTTTTTGATTTTGATTCAAACTTGCCTATCAAAATAAAAGACGTAGCATACGACATACTCTCTATTCAAAGAGATCTAGAATCCAATCCCCTAGGCGGAAATGCTTTTGTTCAAGGCGATGCTAAATTTCTTACAGGACAGATTGAAGAAGTTACTGTCTCCAATACAGGATTTCGTTACTCCGACGACGAAATCGTAACAGTATATAGTGCAGAAGATGAGAATAATTTTACGCCATTAGCGCTTACTAGGTTATCCGTAGACGGAAATGGAAAAGGTGGTGGCTCGTGGAAAACGAAAAGCGCTTTCTTAAGTGAAAGCACACGGGCGCTCCATGATAATAATTATTACCAAGAATATTCTTATGACATTTCGAGTAGAATTCCTCCTGAAGATTACGGAAACTTAATCGAGAATACTGTCGGCGTTGCTGGGACGAAACAGTTCACTTCGCCATTGATAAATACAAATAACAATACGCCAACAGATTTGGACGTGGAGCTAAACGTGTTTGATATAAGCACCGCTATAATCCAAGACAACGCACAAGATTCCAACAATGGTAATACTCTTGGACTTAACACGTTTATAGCAGATCCTAGTACTTACCTAATCAGCACTGGTGAACAAGTAGTAGGCGCCAATCCGTTTGTTGCGAATGTCGTTACACTTAACACAGAAATAGATATAGCAGAGTAAATTAGAATGCCAAAAATTATTACTGAAAATTTCAAAGCGGAAACTGCTAAAGAGCTTTTTCAATCTTTTGATACAGCAAGAATTACTAAAACTGTATCGGAGGATATTACAGCATCATTAGGGGTTTCAGTTATCAGTCTTACTAGCACATCAGGATTGAGTGAAGGAGATTTTGTAAGTTTTGGAAGTGCTATTCCAGCATCTAGTAACATTAAGATTCTTAGCTTTCCTTCTTTCACAGAGGTTGAATTGACATCTGATAACCTGACGCCTTTTCAAATATTAGGGGATATAGCAGAAGGGGACGAAATTCTTTTTACGAAGAGCGAGTTTGCTAAGCCTAGCACTTATTACATTATGGGTTCAGTTATCAACGGCGAAGACGCTATAGTGAATACCCAAGCATCCACTAGAAATTTTCTAAGAAAAGTTATTTTCGGAAATAAGATTGACGAGAATCAAGTTCGTTATATGTTTAAAAATTCGCTCTGGCAGCAAAACGTAGTTTACGATCAGTTTGATGACACGAAAGATATATCTACTTTGAATATGTTTGCTGTAGTTCTAGGAGACGGATCTTCAACTGCGGAAATTAATCAATCTTCCTACAAGATATTTAAGTGTATCAAAAATAATTTAGGAGGGCAATCTGTTCGAACACCTTCTGTGTCATCAGTCGACGATCCTACTCTACGAGCAAATGATTATCAGATAGTATTAGACGATGGATATATTTGGAAATTTATGTTCGAAGTATCTCCAGCAGAGTATATCGTATATGGGACATCAGACTTACTCCCATTAAACTTTCCGGGCGATGCCAAAGTTATCTCTGCTGCACGAGAAACCGTTTCTGATATAAAAATTGAAAGTACCCAGTTAAACGTAATGGAAAGATATGCACCGTTCACATACATCGACAGCAATTCAACCACGGGGGTCAGAATTAATGCGATTGTAGATCTTAGCGGTTCGGATAAAATTGTCCGAGTAGCATATCCCCAAAGTTCTAGTTCTCCTTATCAGGAAGCTGGCCAATACGAAAATATGTACTTCTATACTCCTAATCTCGGAATTATATATGACATAATTCAAAGTCTTCCTTACACAGAAGGCGGCGTAGATTATATCCAGCTTTATCTGAGAAACAGTGCGCTATCTAATATCAGTGTGGGGGCGACTTTAGATTTGATAACAGGATCTATTGATAATTATTCGATCTTACCAAAAATAGAAGTTAGTAGAAGTTTAGGCGAAAGATGCATTGCATACGCTAAACTCGACACCTTCGGTAATATTGGAGATACGGTAATTGTTAATAGCGGAACGGAATATAAGTTTGCAACAGCTAAAGTAATATTTCCATCTCCATTATCAGCTCAAGAAAATAACCCAACAAGTAATACATATACAAAGACTACGCTTCGTTGCATTATTTCTCCTAAAGGCGGGCACGGGTCAGATCCAATTAAAGAGTTGGCCATGAGTCGATTGAGTATCGCTACAACTTTTAGCGGCGGCTCTCCTTTTATTCCGGGCACGAATTCCTATAGTCAAGTAGGTCTTGTTAAAAATCCAAGATTTGTAAGCGAAATAAACAACAACCAATTTGACAATAGAACAAAGCTTACGTTTGACGGAGACTCGTTATCAACTAAAGTGCTTCCAGACTATTATGTCAAGCAAGACGTATATGACGGATCGACTATAATCGAAACAGTAGTCGGTCAAGTCCATGAAGTCTACTACGACTCTCAAGCTAATATCATTAACATCGTGGGTACACAAATCCCCAATCCAGATTATCTGAAGACTGTTATTCTTGTTACTAACAATGTTGGAGATTTTTCTTCTAAATTCAGTAAAGATCTACTGACTACAGACAACGGCACGGTAAAGTTTCAGCAAGGGCCTGCTCTATCCGAAACTGATGACCCAAATAAATATCCGATAAATAGTATTACATATCCAGACTATGTTCCGTATAGCGGAGACTTGCTACATTTTGTAGACTTCTCTCCAATTACAAGATCTGAGGATAGATTAGAAAAAATTAAATTTGTATTCGACTTTTAAAGGTAGGCGAGTTAAATGGCAATTGATACCAACTTAAACGTAGATCCATACTACGACGATTTTAATGAAGACAAACAGTTCAATAAGATTCTGTTTAGGCCTGCACGTGCTGTTCAGGCAAGAGAGCTTACACAGCTCCAGTCTATTTTACAAAATCAAGTTGAAAGATTTGGATCTAATATCTATAAAGAAGGTACCATTCTAAGTGGCGTAAACTTAACAGTTCGTTCCGACATTAAATACGTAAAGCTTTCCGATAATCGAACATTTACGGACCCTACGCTATATGCCCCTACTGACACTCAAACATATCTAATTGAAGGATCGACATCTTTGCTCCGAGCTGAAATTATTTCGGCGACAAATGGTTTCGAAACCCAATCACCAGATCTTAAAACATTTTATATCAAATATTTAAACACCGGAGTTACGGATAAAGAATTTCTTCAGGGCGAATCTCTCCAGCTTATAAATTCTGCGACTGGTCTACCTGTTAGTGGAGTAAGCGTAACAGTTGCTAATGTTGTTGATCATGCAGGTAGTTCCTTCGGAATTTCTTGTGAAGAAGGAGTAATCTATCAGAAAGGTCACTTCATTTTCGTTAGTCCCCAATTTGCGATTGTAAAAAAATATATCCCCAATCCGAATACTTCACCGGTTGAGCCGAACGGAATTTCGGTTGGGTTTACTGTAACAGAGAATCTAGTTAACTCCAATCAAGACACGAGCTTGCTCGACAATGCATCTGGGTTCAACAATGAAAATGCGCCCGGGGCGGATCGTCTTCAGCTCGTTCCAACGCTTACAGTAATTGATAGCGACAATGAGTCTGATACTTTTTTCTCTCTGATTCGATTCCAGAACGGAGAGCCAGTCCGAATTCGAGACTTAACAGAGTTCAACACTATCGGAACAGAGCTGGCACGGCGCACATATGAAGAATCCGGCAACTATGTTGTTGAAGGATTCAAGGTACGATTAGAAGATAACGAACTCAATAGCGCCATCGCCGTTGTGGAACCTGGCAAAGCTTATGTTTTTGGCCACGAAGTCCGAAATCTTAAAGCTAAGCGGATTCCAATTGAAGGAACTCAGGCAACTCAAACAAAAGAAGGACAATCCACTGGCGTAAATTATGGTCAGTACTATACGTTCAATGCGGCCGAGAATGAACTCATCAATCAGTTTCTATTAGACGGCACAGAATACATTTTATATGAGGGCGGCCCTCAAGGCAGCGGTACGATTATAGGATCTGCATCAATTGCCTCGATAACACCCGGCAGGATTTATGTCTATAACGTACAAAAGCTCCCGGGCAAAGAAAACACTGCGCCGAGTCATATTCTTAGCACACCATTAACATCTGAAGGAACTGATCCTGTCGGGAGTATCTACGGATTAAATACTGGCGGCAGAATTTTTGATCTTGGGAAAAGCAGTCTTCAAAGTGTAGAAAACGTTTCTTTTGTTGTAAGAAAAAGTATTACTGCAAGTACAACAACCGCTACTACAGTTACGCTTCCATATCAAGCTAATTCTAAATCGCCCCTAGTGTCAAATGTTCTTTTGATAAGCGATAGCAATCTTGTTGTATCTCAGTCTACTCCCGCTGTATATACAGGCACAACAGGTAGCTCAGATGTTACAGTAACCACCGGGTCAAATTTCTCAGGAAAGATATATTACGACGAAAGAATTTTTGGTGTCTCCAATGACACTCTAAACGAGTTAGACGTTTATGTAAACTCGACGTTTATAGCATCAACGGGATTTGCTCAAATTGGATTACCCAACGTAATACAATTATTGGAAGTGTTTGAAGTTCCCGATTTAGCAAGTTCTCCGGAGACTGATGTTACGGGACGTTTTGCTTTAGTTAACAACCAAAAAGACCATTTCTATGACCTATCTTACTTAAGACTAAAGGTTGGAGAAACACTGGCTGACGGCGCTTCGATTAGGATTAAGGTTAAAGTTTTAAGCAGAACATCCGTTAATGGTAGCGGATACCTCAGCGCTGACAGCTACAGCACAGTCAGTACTAATTTATTAAGAACGTTTGAATCTAGAGACGGAACTTTATACAACGTCAAAAATTGTCTCGACTTTAGACCGTATGCCTCGCCGGTAGTATCTTATGCCCAATCGCCTACAGGTGCAAGTGACGTTAGTAATGCTCCTGTGGTAACAGTGAAAAAAACAAATATTCCTATTTCCAGTAATCACCAAATAACTAGTGAGCAAACATACTATCTTTCTAGAATTGATAATGTTGTAATTGACGAGTTCGGCGATATCTCGATTTTTAAAGGGGCGGAGTCTGAGTCTCCTTCTAGGCCTGCATTAAAAAACTTATATCCAATCAGTAGAATTTCTATACCTGGCAATAGCGTTTCATCGAAAGGATTGAATCCTGTTAAGATGGTTAGCGTTTCTAATAAAAACTATACGATGAAAGATATCTCTGAACTTGATAAAAGAATCAAGCGGTTAATTACAACAGTATCTTTAAGTCTGCTAGAGCTACAAGCAAAGAACATTTTTATCCCAGATGAAGAAGGTCTGGATAGATTTAAAACAGGTATTCTTGTTGATCCGTGTAGAAATTTATCAATTGCTAACATTACTGACCCAGAATTTAGATGTGCAATTGACAAGACTCGGACAGTAATCACACCGGCGGTCACTCAATATCCAATCGATTTGGCTATACTCGGTGGAGTCGGATTTGAAGCTTATAGCAATGTTGCGTCACTAGTTAAAGCAGCTCAAGCGGATCTTTTTACTCAGAAATATGCTACTCAATTTCGAAATTGTGTAACTAATTTTTATAGATATAACGGTAAAGCCAGTATCTATCCGGAGTTTGACTTAAATTATGATATGTCATCCGCCCCAGACGTAAACATTGAAATTGACCTAAGTTCAGTAACCATGGCTGTTATCGATAATATTCAAGATTTTCTTCCCGCCACAAGAGAACAATCTGAAGATACAAGTGAAAATCAAAGCGGAGTTAATCAAAATACAACTACTACAACAAGCTCAAATGCTTCAGACGAGATTCAAGCTATATCTACGGATACAGTAGATACTACAGTTAAAGTTGGCAATTTTATTACAGATATTACGCTGACGCCATTCGTAGCTTCACGAGAAGTTGGGATTGCTGTAACAGGGTTGCGTCCGAATGCCCGACATTATTTTTATTTTCAAGAAAAGGATGTAAATGATTATGTGTGGCCAGGTACTTTAAAGGATACTGGAAATCAGAATACAACATCAGAAATTCTAGGTTCAAATGTAGTTAAAGGCGTTTATACAGATTCTGAAGGTGTTGTGTTCAATGCCGCAGGATCTGAAATATATGCAGATGACAACGGAACACTTCTTGCGGTTTTTCAAATTCCAGAGGAGACTTTCTTTATTGGAGAAAATACTTTAGAGATTGTAGACGTAAGCTCATATCAAAGCATAAAGTCTGGAAAGACATCTTACGCAAGAGCTGCCTATAGAGCATATAATTTTAATTTAGAAGAAAGCGGATTAAATGCTACTACTCGTTCTTTGCAATTTGCTAGCAACGAGGAAATTGAAGCCGAAAGA